ATTTTAGTATACCAATTAAAGGTTTTTCTTTATCAACACTAAATATATCATCTAGTTCAATTGGTTGTACAAAACAATACCCATCATTAGCTATCCAAATATCATTACGTTTGTATAAAAATATTTGATCAGGGAAAACAAAATACATATCGTCTTTATAATATGACTTACTATCTTTTTCTTTTCCTCTTACATCATTAAATCTTCTAAATACATTATGATGAACTATAACAATATCACCTACTTTTATATTAGTATCGCCAACTGTTGGTGTCTCTATAACTATAGCTTGTCTATTTACAA